GTTTCCCAGTCACGATCGACAACGGTGTCTTTTCTGTGCATCTTTGAGCCTTTTTCTGTAAAACGAAACCCTTTAATAATTTTGTACTTAGCCATAATTTCCACCTTTAAAAAATGAGCGTCCTTGCCCTTATGTTATTCCTATGAAGTTAAAGCAGTGATGATGCCACTTGACTTCTCGTTTCGTGCTTCAAGTGTGTACTCAGAAAGCAATTGAACGCGATCTGAATCACCAGTTTTAGCTAGTGGGTTTTCTTGAAACTCAGTGATAGAGGCCATTGCCCACATATCAGTTTGCAATACTAACATTGAAGTTTGAACTTGGAAACGGTTAGGTACTACAGCAAGCGAACCAAAATCTGATACATAAATATCAATTGCTGATGTAACAGTTTTAGCATTTCCGTCAACAACACGTTGAGCAGTGCCAGCAGTACCACCATTAACCAAGCCGGACATTGCTTGCTTGACAACAGAACCAACCATAATGGTATCAGGCTCTCCGCCCTCATTCCATATAGAGGATAAAACACCTTTTAACTGTGATTCAGCAAACGCGCGGTTAGTGCCCGGAGTGTTTGCATCTGTACCGTTACCAGTAGGAGCAACAGCACCAACACCACCATCAAAATTAGTCGCTAACCATGATTCAACGCCAGCCAATTCACGAGCAACAGATTCTGAACCAACAACTTTAGCATTGTTCGCTAATAGTGCCGATTCCATATCACGCTTAAGCTCTTTAGCCATTTTCATGATTTGATAATCCATTTCATCACCACGACCAGCGCTATCCACTTCGCGTTGTGTACGGGTAACGCGAGGAACTTTGTCACTGATTTGTGTAATGTTACCTAATCTAACGGTAGGAGTTGCAGCAGTAGTTGTTGCATCATCACCTTCAATTACAGCGTTTGACGCGCTTGCAGTTGCAAGGCTGTCTGTTTGCCATTCATGGTTTGTAGCTGTAGCTGTGGTGTGAGCAATACTTGAAATAAACGGGGTTGTGGTTGGAGAGATATCGTAAATAATATCACTTAAATCTTCACGGTTGCCGATTGCATCGTATGTACTTGTTGTATTAGCTGGAGTAGCCATAATTTATTACCTTTAGTTGTTGAGTTGTCGTTTAAGCTTGCGTAAAGTAACAGCGTTTTTGTCAGACGGGTTATTTCTAAATGCTTTTATTGCTGCATCTAAATCCGTTTGAATTCCACTTGCTGCCGCTCTTGGTTTTGTACTCACCGGGGCTTTCCGTATTCTTTTTTCAATTGCTGCGTTTTTAGTGCTTTGTGATTTATATCGCGCTGCGTCTAACATTACTTCATAATGCCTAGCGTCAAAAGAAGCCATATCAGACTGACTTATGCCGCGCTTTTCAGCATACTCGGCCATTAAGTTGGTGTCATCAATAAATTGCTTACTTTGCTTGCCATCAACAACCCATTCAGGGTGTGAAGCAGCTAAGTCAGCGCTTACCTTTGCCATGTCTACACTTTGTTGTGGCAACTCTGCTTTAGATGATGCTAATAGCTTTTTACGGTTACTCATTTTTTCAGTGTGTTCAATGTACTTTTCCGGTTCGTACTCTCGCCACTCTGCCAAATCTTCAGCGCTTGGCGTATCTTCTTCAATCATCGCGTTTAGTTGTGCGAGTTTATTGTTGAATTCAGATTGCTTTGCGTTAAAGCTTTCTTTCTCAGCGTTAAATGTTTTAACATCTTCAGCATGTGATTGCGTCTTGCGAGTATAATCAGCTTGCATTAGCCCGTTAGCTTTCCACTCTTTGAGTTGGTTCGAGCTTACTTCCTCACCATCAATATCATAGTAAAAAAGGTCTGCCCCCTCATCATGAGCTTGTGCTTCAGTAACTTCTTCCGCTTCTTCTTCAATCTCCGCTGTAATACCTTCATCAGCTTGCGCCTCTGTTTCAATTACTTCTTCAATTGGTGCATCTTCCGACACGTTAACAGCTTCGGCATTATTGGTTGGCGCTTCTTGCGAAGGCTCCACATTTCCTCGGCTTAATTTAATTCTTTCTACTATTGCTTGTTCTGCTGTTTGCATTTTGTCAGTCCTTACGGTTGTTGACGGTTAAATAATACTTTGTAATTTAATGTTAGCTCGTTCCATTAATGTAAGTTTTGCATTCTTACCTTCTTTAATGGTCTTGGTGAACTTATCCAAAAACCCATTTAATACTTGTGACTGATGCCATGCCGCTGTGCGTTCTTTTTCATTATCTAAACCTGCGCTTTCAAACTTATTCAATAAGTCACCACGTAAAGAAACGATAAATTCTTGCACTAATGGATCGTTAAGTAATTGTTCGGCTCGTTGAGCTTTTTGTACTTGGTTTTTTAAATCTGTTTCGCTACGCATCTAATCCGCCCGGTAAGTCAGTGTTGTTATCTAATTCCATTTTAGTGATATTTAAAGCTGTATCTGTCTGTTGTTTATTGGCTGATTGTGCCGTACCAATATCAAACTGCCTAATTCTCTCTTGAAGCTCTGCTATTTTCATAGCTGCATTCTTATTGTCAGTTTCAGCTTTGGATTGTGCTTTAATAATCTCAGCTTCAGCCAATGGGTTTTTCATTTGTTCGACTTGTTGCTGTAACTGCATAACCATATTGTTTAGTATTTCGTTTTCAGCCTTAAGGGTTTCACTTGGTTCTTCAGGGTTGTTAAAGAATTCATCAACACGCGGAAAGCCTAGTCCGTCAGTAATGCGCTTTAATGTATTGTAAATATCTAACTCATCAGTAAGTGTTGAGCCTTGAGCTTTTAGCTGTGACTGAATAGCATATAAGCCTTGTAAACTTTCTACTGACTTTTCGTTGTTGCCAGCTCCCAAACCTACATTTGATTGGATATGATGCCTATACTTCCACGAGGTAGGATTAACAGTTAATTGCTTACCTAGCACTCTAATTTCTGTTTGTGTGTCTTGGAACCTTGACGCTAACCATGCGATACCTTCATACAATTTACGAAAGCCTGTTTCAGCATAGTTACGCGCTATCAATTCTACCTTGGCATCTGATGAGTCTTTAATGCCATTAAATCTCGTTGCTGTCTCACTTGTTATCTTGTCAGCATCCAAACCCTGATTAGCCATTAGTGCGCCCGTAGTTTGCGCTCTCGCACTGTCCACGTACTGAATAACTTGCAATGTTTTATCACCAGTGTAAGGGATAACCAAAGGCATAACAGCGTTCTGAGGTAATATTTTAGTATCATCCTCCATTCTGATAACGCCATTATCGCGGTATGTCAACATATCATCTAAATCAATATCAGGGTGAACAACGTTACGCGGTCTTTGTGATATTCTAATATTGTCATTCATGCCGCGAACTAAGGCGGTTTTCTGCAACTGTGTTGAGTATGTTATTTCTGCACGACTGCGACCTATAGCTTTGTGTGGCATCAATATCGCTGACAATGAGGCATAAGGCACGTGGTTAAAATACTCGTTCACCAATACTTTATTCCCCGATATCATTACATGTCTGCGCTCTGCGATACCATCACCGTCAAAATCAACCTTGACGTATAAGTCAGATATTTCTACATACTGACTAGCCCAATTATTAATAGTTCCATCTGGATTGTTTCCGCCTTGGTCACGGTCGCGTACTGCTTTTATATTTGAATTACGATTATCTTGTTCATCAACAGTTGACAGTTGATCAATCAAGTCACGCTTAAATCCTTCAGCTAACAATTCACCGCGAGTCTTTCTAACTCTGTCACCAACCAATTCAGCATCATCAACACTAGTTGCATTTCTTGATATCAAAAATGATTCTGGAGGTATGTTAAGAATACATATCTTTTTAGTTTCGCGGGTTACTTTGAATTTTAAATCCCAAACACCCGGAGAAGTTTCTTCTTGTTCTGTTATTTCTGACTTCGTTACATCTGGATCATCAAGACTTTCAACGATGGTGGTTAGCTCGTCAAAATCAACACCTGTAAACCTTTCCTCGTCAACTTCTTTTTGCTCATCAATAAAGTATTTTACAACACCGTTCTTTTGTATCTCAGCATCTTTTAGCCAAGCATGAAGCACCTGAAATGATTCTGGTTGATTACGAACAATCCAGTTAACGTATTTTGTTTTATCTTCTGCCTCTTTAACTTCGGCAGGGTTATCGGTATTAGGTTGGAATGTTACTACATCACCTGAACCATAAAAGATACGCATTAATGAGGGCATGTCAGCTTCAACTACATCAGCGATATCAGTTGAAACAACACTTGATTGATTTGGTATACCAGCAAATTCGCCTGATTTGTCACCAAGATATGCAGCTAGAAACTTTGTGTTCTCGCGCATAAACTCACCGTTATATATAGCGGCTTGTTGCTGTGCTTGAGATAGTAAGGAAACTAACTCGCTATCAGGCATTTTAGGCATTAAATGATTCTCGGTGAATAAGTGTAATTTCTTTTGTTTATTTTACCACTATTTTTAAGTAAATCATAATTAACAGTTTGACTGGCTAAAGCAGTTGAACTACGATACATAAACAACTTAATTGCGCGAGGTGGTATGAACGAGGCAACACGACAACTCAGAAAGAAGGGGTACACCGTCAACGAGTTTCTATTTGTTATAAATAGAAAGTTAACATGGTGGAACACGCACAAACATGAATCAGCTAAGGATAATAATTTTCTTATGCTATCAATCAAAGGGCTAGATGAAAAATGAAAAAGCTTAGAAACTTTAAATGTTCTGAAACTAATCAGACTATAGAAAGATTAGTTAAAGACGACCAGGTTATAGTTGAATGTAAATGCGGTGGATTAGCTAACCGCCAAGTATCATCAGGGAAAGTAATAGGGAACACCACTGGGCGCTCCCCTTCGTTTAGTAATATCAAGGGGTAGTTATGTATAAGATAGATGATGATGTTAGTGATTCAGGATACACATCGTGGCAGGTTTTAGGTACTAAAAGAGAATTTCCTTTGATTTGCACTTGTGATGATAAGCAAGATGCTGAGTTGGTGGTTGAGGCACTAAAAACCCTACATCAACTGAATAAGGGTTTCTTTAGTTAAACAACGTTAGATACGCCATAGTTTAACGCTTTACGCTTTTTCTTTAGTGGTGGCACAAACAATGTCATCATTAAAGAATCAGCCATATTAGGTGAATCAATATCATTCGCCTTCATTTCTTTCTTGTTCATGATTTGCTCTAACCCGTTACCATTTTCAACTCTTGGTATTCTACAGCACTCAGAACGCAACATTTCTATATTCTTAATACCTTCACTGTCAAGACTTATCATTTCTTCAGGGTCGATATACTCACCTTTAACAACGCATTTATAGGTATTATAAAATCTATCTGCTAATGCTATGTAGTATTGAGCGCGGTTATTCCTAAAGGTTTCAGCGTAGGTTTTAGGGTTTGCTTTACGTGAACCATATTGTGCTTGATATGTTTTGTCTGCGTTGTCTTGTCCTTTGCCAGATAGCGAACCTTTAAACATAAAGTAATTTGTCCTTGTTCCGTCTAATGAAGTAGATACTTGGCGCTTTAAGCCCGTACCCATTCCGTCGCCATCCCATACAAACCAATCAGCACCCCATTCTTTAGCTAGATTAGTGGCCCAATCACATCCATCATCAATTTCACCATCAAGTTTTTCATCAACAGTTAGTATTACTGAGCCGTGGCGCACTGCAAAGCCTTTACTGTCATACCCTGAATCACTTGGATCATGTGCTGCCACTTTAGCACCAAGCGGTTTAAATGTTTCTTTTAGTCTATCTATTTTGTGTGCATCAACAGCAGCATCAAACCATTCAGGCTTAATGATAGAATTCTTAACTTCGTCCATATAATCACCTAGCCATTTATGGTCATAAGCCGCTTGAGATAAATACTTAACATCATCCCGCCTTTCTTGCTCCAACCCTGAAGCCTCAAACCATGATGAAGGCATATCTGTATAGTTCATTTGAACAATCATTACCGTATCATCTTCATAATAACCACATCGAGACAGTTCTTTTTCTGCTCTCAATAGCCATTTTTGAGCAACAGCACCAGTTCTGGCGCCTCTGTTCATTGTTATTAATATCTCAGGCATCTTGACGTCCTCACCTGCTATCAATCTGGCTGAGTCTTTAGCATTCAGTCGAACCGAAGCAGTAAGAACCCTTAGCGTGTTAGCTGATATGTCCTCGCCTTCTTCAATCCACAACCCGTCAACACCTGATAACGTAGATTTTAAAGAGGTGATATTTCTAGCAAGTCCACGGTAGAATGTACGACCGCCTGAAGCTTCATGCGTAATTGAGGTCTTGGTATCTTCAAAGCCAGTAATTCCAAGTCTAGATATTTCATCTAGTATTGTTCTGTGCACTGATTCCTCGATAGAGTTTTGATTCTCACGAGCGCAACACCATAACTGACCATTAGAAACCAACGCAGCAACATAATCAGCCACACCCGTCGACTTGGTTGAGCCACGACCGCCCACAATTATTTTTATTCTTTTTGGTTTTGTAAAAATAGGATGAAGGTTTTTAACGTACTCTATTTTTATATCAGTCATCTACACCAACGGGAACAAATGTAAATGTTGTTGGTGTCATTGTTCCGTCGCTAGAAGTGTGGTCGATTTTATCAGAGAATAAAGTTAAATATTTACCACCTAACTCATACCCCTTGTAAGCCGCTTTAGGGTCATCCATTTTAACAAGGCGCTCTGTTAGCTCTTTAATCCCGTTAAGCACCCATTCGGTTGTTATGCCTACGTTTGCAGCGTGTTTATCGCTTAGTGATTGGATTTTTTCGGATATGTCAATATTTGTCAATAATTTACTGCCAATGGTGCGAGCTGTTTTCTCTGAATAGCCCGCCCTTATTGCCGCTTGTGCGGAATTCAAATCTACAACATATTCACGGCAAAATGCCTCTTGCTTATCGTTTAGTTTTTTCATTTTGTGAGTCCTCTCGGTTATTCACGATTGCTGGTTTATTTAGGTTGAGATGTTGACCATGCTGTTATTGAAACATCATCACCGATTGACCAAGTAAGTGTGTTTAGTATCATATCTGCCGCGCTTGTTCCTGCGCTACCAACTCGACTTACTGCGCCGCCTGA